TTAAATAAAAGAAATATCCTGAAAATGAATTATTCCAATTTGCAACCTTAATTGATGACTTCAATTGCAAAACACCTATACCACCCAAGTCTTGACCATTAAAATCTTTTAATATTTCATTAACCATGACTAGAGGTTTAATGTAATTATCATCTAAATCCCATCTTGCATTATGAATTACAATTTGAAAACATATATCTACATTTGTTAAATATATGTTATTTGGTTCAAATATAGGAATGAAAAATCTAATCTCTGTACGAGGATCAGAAACAACTGAATCATAAAATGGCATCTTGAAAAGTTTTTGCTGATTTACAGGATCAGATCCTTTGCCAACCATATCTATAATTTGTTCTATTGTAATTTCAGGTTGTGATAAAGCATCTGCTGAATCATACTGCAAACATTTCATTAGTGTTTTGTTCTCAATTATTTTATTACCTATATTTGATAGTAAGTTTTGAATGCCATCTAATTTAATTAATTCATTATTTATCGACAAATTTATCACAACCTTCTAAATTACAATCTAACTAAAACAAACTCTTAATCTGAATAACCATTCCATCTTGACTAACAATTTCTTCATCTGTGCTTTTACACCATAGTTTTACACTACCTAAATTATTTCCCTTAATTTCACAAGTATTATTAACTGAATTTTGCGATGTAATAATTGCTAATGTAGTTGGCAAATTATCAATTCCTGTTAACCAGAAAGATGATTCTTTAACTATAGGCAAACCATTATTTTTGAATATTGATAAATATTCTTTAGTATACGTCTTAATTATTGATGTACTACCACTAATTTCCAAAGTTAAATAACTCTGTTCTTCAGCAATAACTTCAATCACAATATCTTCACTAGCTCCATTTGCACTTGCACTAATTGTACAACTACCAATTCCAACACTTGTAACTAATCCACTTGAATTAACAGTACAAATTAAATTATCACTACTCAAATATGAAATTGTTGGATTTACCAATAAAACACCATTATCCGTAACATTTACATTTAATTGAAGTGTATTATCTTCTTGAATGCTCAAATTTAATCCATTTAAGATAGTAATTACAAAAGTATGTGTTTCCTGTGATACTTCGCTATACACCATTTTTAGCAAGAGCAAACCAGGAATTGTAATATCATTGATGTCAGTTATGGTATAATTCCTCAATCCAATTTTGAAGGTGTTATTCATTGGAATTTGTCTAGTAATTGATGTATTACTTATTTGTACTGCAATTTCTGAATCTAATGTTGATATTATTTTTTGTTCATCTAGGGAAATTAATCCTTTTGAAATTATGCAAGGGATTGTGTGGAGAGTTGATGTTGAGTCGTAGAATGTGAATGTATTGTTACATTTAATCATACTAGCAGTTTTATATGCTTGTATATTATCAATATTACTAACTATAATCCACTTATTATTTTCCCATTCAACTATTGATCCAGTATTGACAACTGTTTCAATTGGCATATGAATTTTCTTATCATATTTCCCCTCATTTAATGGGTTTAAATGTGATTGAATTATTACTTGTGTTGTGGTGTTGTCGATTATTACACTTTTTCCTTCGTTAGATTGATATCTTTGAATATCATATCTATCTTTTGCTTGTTTAAGTTGTACATTCTTGGCATAGTCATCTCCGAATAAACTACTATCAGTCATCCAGTCTTGATGAAGATTCATTTAATATCACTTCTATCATCTTTTACTTCAATAATTTCTGAAATAGTTGAAGGAAGTCTACGTATAAAGTTTCCTGTATCAAGAATTGATTTTCTTAATTCTGGATATTTATTAAGATCAACAGAAAAAGTTTCTTCTATAAGTTTCATTATTAATACAACTCTTCGATACTCTTTCTCTGCCCAAAAATTAATATCCATTTCTCCTAATGAATTTTTTATTATTATTTGATTCTTCAATTAATCACTTCCTCAAGAATACTTATACGTATTAAATTCTTGTTGCAATTCTTTAATATCTTCTTTTAGTAAATTCTTAGAATTTTGAATACCATCTAATTCTTGTTTTTTACTTGGAAGAGAATTAAAATCTTTTGTTCCTATACGTGTCTTCAATGAAACCAAATACGATTCTTTTTTATTATAATTTTCATAAAGCATTTGTGTTGCAATTAGTTCTATTTCATCATCGTCAAGAATATTTATAAAACTTCCATCATAGGACACGATGACTGGAGCTATAGGAGTATCCAATGTATAATCTAAAGAATTTCTTACGTATTTTTTGCATTTAGATATTGCTGAATTTAACCATTGAAAAATCAATGATTCTTTTCCAGTAAAATCTTCATCTGCTTTAGACAAAAATAAATTATACACCGTTTGTAGTGTTGTACTCAAATTGCAACACCTCCAAGCAAGTCTTTTCTTAAAGAATGTATTGTATTAAATAATAAACCGAAATTATATTCTCCAATGAAATTAGCATAAGAAACAGTGCCATTATCAATATCAAATGTTATCCATGAATGTCCTGTTAATAAATATTCTTTAGCAAAATCAATCATATTAATAAGCATATGGTCAGAGGTAAGTTTATCTTTTCTAGAAATTATTTTAATTTCTTGCCATCCATTTTTTTTTAAAAAATATTTTCTTTTCCTCTCTTTATTTATATATTCATCTTTTGTAATTGATTTGAATACAACTTGCAATTCATGCCCAGAACCATCATATTCTATGTATATTTTTTCATTGGGAAATGCAATGTCTAATGAACAGTGCCCAACAGGATAATTTAACTCACCATTTAAAATATCATTTATATGATTTTGCTGTTTTGATGATGGTGCTGAATTATTTTTATACATAGTGTTTCTTTGTTTTGCTTTGAATTCTTCTAATTGAATTGGATACTCAACACCATATCTTTTTATATTTGTATTTTTAGTTAGTTCTGTTTTACAAATTTTACATCTACTGCCACTTTTAAATTGAGAATAAGAAATATAATCAATATTTCCACAAGAACATCTAAATTTTAATAAACTTCTAGAGGTTATATAATCTTCTTTTGTACTTAATAATTCGCAATTATTATCATCAAAACATTTTATTACATCATCAAAAGGGTGTTTGATTTTTTCGCGACTAATTATTATATTACACTCAGAACAATAACCTGGACTTTTTAAATACTTGTCTAATCTTTTTGTATCATTTTTACCACATTTACATTTATAATGAATCATTGATCTATTTCGTTTACCTTCGTATTTTTGTATATATTCTTTTATTAAAATACAGCCTTTTTCTAATAGCATTTCTTGTAGCGTTGTAGGGGTAGACATATTTTAACCCCCTTAAATTTCTTTAAATTTTTTGCCAGAATGTTCTTCAAGAAAAGTAATCTTCTCAAAACTATCAAGTTTAACTTTTTTAGCATAGTTCATAATTCTTACTCTCTCATGGTAAGAAACAACTTTTTCGTTAACAAGTTTTTCGAATTGTTTTTGACTTTTTGAATCAAGTATTTCTTGGCATAATTCGTCGGTTAAGACTTGTTGTTTTACTTTTCCATCTGCTGAATCAAAACCAACATAGATACGAAGATCAGGATTTTGAATGTAGATTCTAGCATTCGCTCCATTTCCTGTTCCTACAAAGAAGATGTTTGAATTGTTGCGAAGTGAAACAATATCACGATTTAGTAGGTCTAAGTATCCATTTGCTTTTATTGATAAGTCACCACCTTGGACTAAAGAAAAGTAAATATCATTATCAGCAAGATTTTGTAAACTTGAATATGAATCCATGAGTGGGGGAGTATAGGTGTGTTGTTGAGATGATTGAGTTGTTGTTTGAGAAGGAGACTGGATTTCTGTATTTGGTTGATTTTCTGTATTAATTTGTTCCTTTGTTTCTGTTGATTTTACCGCCATTACTTATTCCTCCATTTATTCCTTTTAATTTTTTGATTTAAGATGCTAAAAATAAAAATAACTCATCTTTTATATCAGATAAGTTACATTTTAAACTCTTTGGAAAAATACCTATATAATTTATATCTGGATTGTTTTTAAAATATAAATCTTTTTTGATTGTTTTATCTTTATATTCCTTATAATAACCAAATACAGACTTATCATTATATAGTCCATAATATTCAATTATAATAGGTTTATTTAATAACTTTCCATTGTAATATTCAATCACAAAATCAGGATAATATTTCCGATCTTCATCTATGAACATATATTTTTTGTTACGTTTTGTTCCAATAGATTTAATTGAATTAATAAAGAAATCATGATAAATATAATCAAAAACAAATTTTTCTTCGGCACTATCCAATATTGATTTTCCGTCGATTCCTATAAATAGTTTAAAATCAGATGGTTTTAAATCCCATTCAGGATATAATTCATTTAACCAATCGTAAAACACAGCAGTATTATAATTTTTATAATTGGCATTAACTAAATAAGTATACCCATTTAGATACAACCACTTCGCATTAAAAAACTTTGCTAATGAATTTTTAAAGTTAACTTCATTAATTAATTCTTGATCAAATAAACTCTTTACATACCTCTTTAATTCTAAATCACAATTATCTTTGCTATTCCAATATCCTATCGGTTTTACCCTAAAATCACTATAACTTAAGGCGATAGAAAAATATTTTTGACAGAACCATATGTATAAATCTGTTATATTTTTGTTATATAGTTCAGTTATGACATATAAGTTGTTTTCAACTAATGTAAGTCTGTTTACTTTACAACTTTTTACATCTTCTATTGTATAATTATTTTTATTAAACATCCATTCTAACGCATAATAAACATTTTGCTTGTCTTTAAAATAATGAGGAGTCGTATTTTGCATTTCCCATTCTCTGATATCAAATTGCGGAAAACATAAACTAATAATTTCGTAACATGTGTATGATTTATTATTTCGCATTGATGAACCAAAAGAGATAGAGTAATGTTTAATTTGATCACTATTAAAGTGTAATAACTTTTCCTTATTATCGTATTTAAGGATATCTAAAATTACGTATTTCCATATTTTAATGTATTGTATCTCGTTCTGAAATTCATATGGTATTCTGTTTATTAATTTTCCATTAGAAGTTTTTTCAATAGTAGTCCACTTATACCACTGGATTACATCATAATCAGAAATACCGTTTATCAAGTTAATTCCATATTTATTTTTATATCTCAATATATCAGTATTTATATTTTGACATTTCCTACACGTTCCTCTAAAACCATCTTTGCTTCCTTGTCTCAATGCAAAATATTCAATATCCAAAGGATAAGATTTTTCACATTGAGAACATTTTTTAGTTTCTATTGCTATCAACCCTTTCTTAAACAATATATCAACCATAAATATAAAATATTAAATAGAGGAAGAATAATGGTTGATTAATTATTCTTGTCAATGGGTTAATTACTCCCACCTATCCTCTAAAATCTACAATATTAAAGTATATGATAAAATTATTTTAGTTTAGTTATTAACAAAATACTACAGACCTGTAGGGATAGGGAAATTACTATCAGAGATTAAACCCATCATAGCTCCATATTCTTCTATAAATTTTGAACCAAATTCCATGTCGAATCGTGTCATATTTTCGCCTGAAATTACGTCAAACCCAGTAGCAGATGTAATACCTCCCCTCATACCTATTTTCAAAGGAGACATTTCTCCTGCTACCAAGAAAAACATCAATCCTTCAGGAAGGTATAAAGAATAGTTGTCTCCTGCACTATTTAACTTTGTTAACTGATATGCATTTGGAAGCTCAACAATTGGAGTACCCATAAATGTAGTAAGCAAACCAGTTTTCATAATCTCATCAAGTATAGCAGGTGAAAATTGTTTTGCTAAAACTCCTGCCGTATCAGTATTAAAACCAGTCATCAAATTGAGTTGTGAAATTACAGAATAGTCCCCCAAAATTCCTAATTTACCCCATCTTCGGACTTTTGTAATCATATCTTGAACTGATGCTTTTGTAATTCCTGCTGCTTCAATAAAGTGCTTTACTCCTGTTGAATTTTTAACTCCGCCATAAAGTGAATTAATTACATCATAAAACATTTTGTTTGTCATATCTGTAATGGTTTGTTCAGCCATGACACCTGTCCCGTCAAGGTTATTAGTAGCAATTTCCCTATAGTTAACGCTCATACCTCCACTGATTGTTTTGGTAGATAATTCACGATAACTCCATGTGGATTTTGCAAATGGAACATCACCTTGATTAGCAGCAAAATTAGACATCTTTCCTTGTAATTTATATATTTTGAATAATAGACGATCTGCATATCCTACAGTTTGTGTTTCACCCATAAAATCAAAAAGGTTCAATCTCTTAAGCAATGGTGCATTAATATATTGTGCAACAATTGTATTTAACTCCACTTTTGCTCTGCCATCACCTGCTAAAGCATCTGCACCCAATTTCTTAATAAAAGCATTCGCTTTATTAGCTTTTTCACCAAATCTACCCGTATCTTCACCTTTAACCATTGCACTAAAAATCTCAACAATAGGCGACTTTTCTGTATATTTATGTTCAGGTTGAACGCTATTCAATTCAACACTTGGTCTAAAATTTTCTAATCCTAAAGTATTACTCATTATTATTAATCCTCCTTCTAAATATTATTTATTAGTTATTTGTAATTTTACAGTAGAATCCAGTTCCACCAAAAGTAGTTTTCTCTATCACTTTTAATACACAAGCATATCCAGTATCAGTTGCTTTTTTCCACATCATTGCATTTGCTCCAGCAGGAACAGGAACTAAAAATTCTCCAACAGCAACACTACCATAAGCAGTTGTTACTAAGTCACTTGACAATTCAACAGGATATCCTACCAAATTATTAAGATTAAAGGCTCTAATATAACTTCCAGCAGGAATGACAAAATCTGCTTGATTCCACAATTCAGGTGTATCAATGATATTCATTGCTACATAAAGTTTATCAGCTTTTGCACCAGCATCATTGGCAGAAGGTACTGCTGCTTCATTATAAGCTGTAGCATCAGTTCCAGCAGTATAAGTAGGTGCGAAAGTAATGGTAGTATCTGCCACACTGATATTATCTAAAAGAACAACTGAGGTAGAAGATCCAACTGCTGGTGCAGTAATTGTAAGTGTTGCTGTGTCAATTGCTACTGTATATCCCAATCCAAGTAAAACTGCATCGCAATTAGTTTTTATTAATGCAGCAACTTTTGCATCAGTATCTTGTGTTAATGCTACAATAGTGGTATAAATATTTTGACCACCAATATTAAATTGTACTACTCCATCTGCAATAGTGTCAGATCCTACTACAATAACTACTTTAGATTTACTTCCACCAGAAGTATAATTATCTGTGATTTTAAAAACATAACCATTTTTTGTTGCGGCAGTAGCTTGGACTCTAGGGTTATTAACTGTGTTCATGACTGCGGCAATGGTTCCAAATTTAAATAAACTCATTATTAATTCCTCCTATTTCTTATTTTTTGTTAAATTAAAATAAATCCGAAATATCTTCTTCGGACTTCTCAGTGTTATGGATTGCCATAAATAAATCATTATTATCTTGTTTAGAATTCAACTCTACATTTTCCACGTTAGTTTTTAAAGAATTTAATTCCTTGACTCTTTTGACACACAATTCTGCTTCTTTTGCTTTAAGTCCCTCCATGTCATTCTTTTCTACATATTCAGTTTTTAGAGTATTAAGTTCGACCTCACTAAACCCATTTTTCTTAATTTCTACTTCAAAATATGTATTTATTTCTGCTATTCTTGCTTGTGCTTCTGCCTCTTGTGCTTCGATGTCTTTTGCTTCCTTAAACGCCTTTAAAGAATTTAACTCTTCAGTCATAGAATTAAGTTCGGTAGCTTTTGCTTCGATTGTTTTATTTGCTTCAACTATCGTACTATTTAATTCAGTAACAGTAGAATTCAATTCATCAATTTTAGTATTTGATTCTACAATTTTAGAATCTGAGTCAGTTAGTCTTGCTGTTAAATCATCTAATTTTGCATTGATTTCAGCAATTTGTTTTTCATCCATTTTTTCTTTTCCTCCTTTGTCTTTCTTTTTTGATAATATATCCTTAATCAATGATGAATTAACTTCTATAGAAGGTTCATCATTGAGAGGAGTCCATGCTTGCTCTACTTCCACGATATCTCCGATGGTGACATCATTGTTGGTAACATTGTATGATGTTTTATAATAATTTTGAGGCGTACCATAGTCGGTCATTATTACAGTTTGGCTTTGTGGATAAAATTTATATGGATAGTAATATTTGTAGTCTTCTGGTTCTCTTATATTCATTGTTGCATTAAAAGCCCTACAAACAATCGTAGCTATGTCATCGTATGATAATTCATTAAGTTCAAAAACCTTACTTTTTACAATTACTTTTTCTTTTACTTGTTTACTCAATTCTTCTTTCACCTCATCTTCTATGATAGTGTTTTGTTCTATTGGAATTACTTCTTCTATAACTTGATTTACTTGACTTGTATTATCAGATGGTTCTGTTTGAGCATTAAGTTCTAATAATATTGCATTCTTATCAGATGGATTTATTACAAAGGCACTCCCGTTAAAATCGAACACACAAGGTTTACGATTGGTGGCAGTCCATTTTCCTGATTCATAAATTATACTATCATTGCCTTTTTTTGCATGAATTTCAACACTAGTTTTGGGATTTACTCCTAAATCTAATTCTTCTTTAAGTTGGGCAATAAAATTAGGAACTTTATCTTCTTGAAGATATCCTTCTGCAATAAGATACTTCCCTTTAATTTCATCAATAGTTAAATTAGAAACATAAGCATTAGTAGTAACGCCTACTATAGATGTATCAGGAAATATATATTCTCCATCATCTGTTTTTTGCTCACCATGATCTGTATATTGACTTTTATCTATATCTGCAAAAGTTGCATATAATAACATATTTCTAGCAGATTCAATGTTGTCATTAACATATTGTTCTGTAAAAATGCATCCATTCCCATTTTCTACTTCTAATTCGCTTACTACAAATTTTATTTCTCTACGATTAGCAACTTGTTCAGACGATAATTCAATAATGTGATTCATTTTTCTACTTCTCACCTCCTTAAAATGATAAAATTATTTATTTTGTTGATGGTTTAGGTGTCTTATTAGTATTAGCTGACTTAGACGCTAAAGTGTTTGGATTATTAGAGTCTTTGGTTGGTGCTCCACCTTTATCTCCAGTTTCATTATTTGATGTAAAACTAGTTAAATGGGGAGGATAGAGGGCATCCATATCCATTACCTTCTCATATTCCATTAATGACATATATGTATCTATATCGCCACTACCAACAGCATACAACCATAATCTACTTCCACTTGCTAACGTAAACATTTCTTTGGCAATATCATATTCATTTTTCTTATTCAATGAAGATGTTTTTAAATATATAAATTTAATTATATCTTTGCCTTTAGAATTAATTAGATTATTAAATACTTTAGTATATTGCCATGAAATTTGTTCTAACCATTGATAAATTTGTGTCAATACTAGGTCGATATTAACTTGCAAACTACTATATGTAGCATTCCCTTCACCATTTAATGCTCCAGAAGCAAATCCTAAATCAGTTGAAATTCTTTTCATATTTTCATCTGTTAAAGTATTTATTGTATCATTAGTATTCGTTTCAAGTTTTCCAACTTCAGTCCCAGGAGCTAAAACTAAAGTAGTGGTCTTTCCAATTCTTCTATCACTTCCAGATGAATTAGATGAAACTGCATTCTTAAAATTATCATATTGATTTTGCTGTGCATCTTTATTTAATGCACAAGTTCCTTGTTTTTCACCACTTGGTTGCTTGAGCCACCTTATGGTTCCAGCATTTTCAATAATATTTGCTCTTTGACTATCAGTATATTGATCAGAGAAAAACATATCTGACAAAGCAGCAACAGCCAACCCTCTACCGAATGGTTCATCAATATTACTCTTTATTTTTAAAACAACAGTTTTAGATTGATCTAATTTAAACCATCTTTTACTACCATCTTTTTTATAATCTAAATATGCCTTTACAAATTCAGGTGGAAAGTTTTTAATTTCACCTAATAAATCATTACCAACAAAAGCATTAAAATAAATCATATCAAACCCAACGACATAATCATTATTTTGAAAACCCAATATTCTACAATAATCTAAATTTAATGGTTGAATCATCATAGAATCATCCATAGACAATCCTTCAAGAATCTGCATACTGTCAACTAATCCTTGTTGAATTACTGCGTCTTTATTAGATGCTTTGGAATTTCTCATAAATCCTACATACATTCCATCTATACAAAGTCTAAGTAAAATATCTCTAGAAGTTAATTTATGATTAATCTTATCAGTCATTAAATTATATAGTTTTCTTCTTTTTTGATTTTGAGTTGTATTATCATAGCATGTTGTAATTTTATCTAATGACGCAATAGATACATAATAATCTGTTGTATTCGACATAATTCCATTCATTCCATACATTTCTCTACTTAATTTACGTAATTGCATATTATATCTCATTGGATATTTACAATAAAGTTTTAGCTGTTCAAGTGAGATGCCAGTCGTTAATGCTTCTTGAAACATATATGTGGTTAAAGACATTGAATTCAATTCAACTGCATGAGAAGTTTCAAGTTTAAGTGGCAATATATTATTATATTCCTCCAAGAAGAAACCTCCTTTCTTTATAAATATTATTTATGAATAAGTAAATACGAAATCGTAATCATCATCTGTTTGATTTTTTCTATTATATTCTTCCATTTCATTAATTACTGACAAACCATAAGCCAAACTTGTTGCTCTATCACGTTTATGGGTTTTTACAATACGATCATAAATTATATTATTATTGCCACTTAAAATTTGTTTGATATTAGATAACTCCTGAATCAATAAATCTGTCTGAACAAACATAGAATATTCTTCAACTGTTATTTGATCATTTTTGTATTCTTCGTCTACCTCTGTAGAATGTTTTAATAATCTTAAAGAATTATTCTCAAAAGACGCTTTAAGATAAGTATACATTGTATTATTGCTACTTTGAGTTGCTGTGATCCCTCTAATTATAGGTAGAGAATTTTTTATTTCTCTACCTTTATCATCATCATCTAAAACTAATGGGGGAAATTCAATCGTTTCTTTTGTTTTTTCATCTCTATATTCCCAAGCTTCATAAAAAAGTGAAGGCAAAGGTTCTCCGTTTCCACGCATATCAATAATTATTTTTATTGCATTAGGAAATTTAAGATGATATAATTCTCTTAAGAAATCTCTTTGTTCTGGAAGAGTTGCCCCATTATGAGTTTTTGTATAAACAACGTCTTTAAAATATGTACCATTAGCCTTTTCTTTAAGTTTAATCACATGGGTACATGCATTATCAGAGTTTTTAGCATTAGATAAAGCAACGTCATGTACAATTACATATTGACTTTTACTCTTTTTTGGTTGAATTAATTCACACTGATCTAATATTCTACATGGATATGTTATTTCATAAGGATAATAACTTTCACCACTAGAACCTACGAACTGTCCACAATACTCATAAAGAAAAATTTCTTCAGTTGTGTCTGGTTTACTTCTTTCTTCCTCAATATCTTCTGCATCAAATATCATAGCTTCAATTCCAACTTTATAATCTAACGCACATACAAAATAGTTTTTATTACCTTCTTTCATTTTATCAGCAAAATAAGTAAATCTTTTATACAAATCGCTTGTTTTTAAAAAAGCTGAAGATATAAAAATTACTTTACCTTTTTCTGGTTGCATATGTTCAATTGCAACTGGTCTTTTAGTTTTTGTCATCGGTATTAGGATGGTTGATATTATACTATCTGGCACGAGCCTAGCTTCGTCAATTGCCAAATAATGAAATCTCCAACTTCTAGCTCCGTCGCCTTGATTTCTTCCCAATACGATAGCTCTAATTTCACTACCATTTCTAAAATTTACAACACAATTGTCCGAAGAAACACTAATTGGGAATATTATTTCTCTTGCTATATTTGGATTGTTAGCTAATTCTCCTTTAATTTTTTGAATAATTACGTTCCTAGCCTGTTGTCCTTGCCCTGAAGCTATACCACATTTTAACCCCTTGTGAAGAATACAAGAGCAAACAAAAAATAAAGCCACTATCCAAGATTTTCCAAGACCACGACAACAGATAAGCATTATATATTGATATCTTGCCATTGCTCTTAGTATCAATCGTTGAAAAAAATGAAGCTTTAAGCATAGAATTTCAATGCAAAATTTGTCGATATGAATTCTATAATATGCAATGAATTTCTTCCATTCTTCATCATTTAAATTTTCCCCTTCTCCTATAATTGGATCATAACTAAAACTACTGTCTAAATTATCATAATCACCATCTTTTATATGTCTACTTTTCTTACTAAAGTTTTTAAATACTGCCATTATATCACCTACAAAGATTTCTGGATGTTATTAAATTGATCTAATAAATGTTCAATAGCATCTTTTTCGTATTCTTCTGCTTCATATATCCACTCTTTACTTTCAATTTTATCAACAACTTGACAAATACTATTGATACCTGCACTCATACTTGATCTAGAATTCTCACTAAATTGAGCAGATTTTGATAGAGTATCAAAAGTTGATTGTAAATCTTTATATTTTTTATCTGCTCCGTTTACACCATCTAACATATCTTGATAAGCTTTATTTACCGCTAAACTAGCACAACAAATTTTCTTTGCATAGTCTTTATAACTCGTTGTGTTAATTTTAAAATCAGAATGTAGCCCCGTAAGATATTGATTAAGATAATTTATATCTGTTTGGGTATATCTCCCGTTCCACTCTTCGCTATATATTCTTGTTTGATCTTCAAATACTAATTGCATCCCCTGTGAGGTGTTTTTAGCAAATATACTATCTTTATATCTTATAATTCCTTGTTTTTTCCACTGTTGCATTGATGAATTTTTAAGATACAAACCTAAAATTTTAATACTGTCTTTTTCTTTTTCATATGTTGTAAAAAATACATCTTCAATGTACGGTCTATCTAATAATTCGCAAATCTGTATAGTAGCATTTCTAATATCAGAACCATTTTGTATATGTGCGTTATATAATTCATAAATACAATCTTTACATGTTGGGAAAAATTCACTATACAAAGGGTTATCTGTCTTAAAAAAATTACTTATATTTATAGATTTAATTAATCCACATTTAGTACAAGTAATTTCATTACGTTTAATTTTTACCTTTGTTTTAGATTTTTGAGTAGTTACCATATTTAATTGACTCCTTAATTAAAGAAGAAGTTTAACCAACTTCTTCTAAATCTTTATATTTGCCACTAATATAATCTTCCTTAAATTCATTAAATTGTTCTATATTATTCTCACCATACCCATATTGATTTCTATTTTAGTTAATTCGAATAGAAATCAATAATTTATTTTAAAACATTGATATATTTATATTTATCTTCTAATAAATAATCGAACTCAAAATTCTTATACTTAATACAAAATTCTTCAAATTCACCATTATCAATTATTAAATTACCCATTTGTGAATGAAAAATCTTATGCAAAGAACTAAGAATCGGTTTCCCAAAACCTTTAAAATAATGTAATTCTACAAATTTATCTCCAATAGATTGGAGTTCTTGTTCTGTGTAATTATTTATTTCTCCCTTTAATTCTATATTTAATAAAGATAATGTTTCTTCTAAAATCTTTGTATATGAATGTAAATGATGTACAACTAAAGTTGAATCATTTAATCCAGTTATGCAACATTTAAAATTGTAAGCCTGTAATGAATCAAATTTCCAATTATTTAATTTACCTCTCATATAATCTGTTAAGTTGGATATTCCACCCTTCCAATTCCAACTATTTTCTCCACTATGCCTAGCAAGTCCACACTCAGGACATCCTTGGTTTTCATTAATTATAGCACGTGGTCTAATATATTTAATTTCGTAATTATGTATGGCACAAATATATGGAACTAAAATATCAGTATGGATATGTTCTTCTGCTAATAAGATAAGATTTTTCTCTGCAAATTGATCTTTTACAAAATTATAATCCAATCTTAGTGCTATTACTGCTCGTTCATCTCCACAATATTTACATCCTTGACCGTCATATATTGCCCTAGCTCTTATAGACTGAACGCCAATATCTTTATGTTTATCACATATAAATTCTAGTAATTGATCACCATTAATATATTCTTCTTCTTTTGTAATTAATGTAAGACCTTTATCTTTAAACATAATTGTAGTTTCTGCAAATGGTTTTCTAGTTTTAATCGCTGTTAATTCAGTTCCACATTCTTTGCACCCTGAATTTTGATTCAATTTAGCTAAAGTTATAGTTTTTATACCTTTATCATAATGTTTTCTACAAATATATTTTAACGGACTAAAACAATTTTCATAATCATCTATAGTAGATAATAATTCATAATTATATTCTTCAAACTTCTTTTTACCTTCTTGAAATTTTAATTTGTGTTCACACTCTTTACAAATATATTGCTTATCTTTATAATAATCATTATATTCCCTGTATGGAATATTTCTTTCTGCACCACATATGTCACAACCCATTAATACATTTACATGACTTTCTTTTTTTAAATCTTCGATTTTAATTAAAATAGTTTTGTCCAAATCAATAACTAAAATATTTTTCCTTTTAGAATGTTGTTTTTTAGGAATATTATATCCTAAATTTCCGAAATATTTCGCATTTCCACCACTTAACTTAATTTCTACAAACTCACTAACTAACATTCTTCTAATTCCTTCTTTCTACACATTTATTGTTCTCTACACTTAAAAATAGAAGAAGAGAGGCGTGTAGAGATGGGTCATGACTCCCAAATTACCTCTCAACTTTGATCCACATATTCCTGTGAATAACAAATAATCCAAACATTCTGCTTGGATTATCGACTTACCCACAAAACTTTATCTATATTTGTTTTCTAATTTACATCTCAATAGTCTCAATATTATAATTATCTTTCAAACCCATACTATCTTTATCTCTTTCAAACAAAACAGAAGCAGGAAGAATTACACTATAAAAAATATCTTTTTCTAAATCACTATCCACTACAGCATAATGATATCTTTGTCCACGACTATTTTGACCACCAGATACAAATCTAATATAGCTTCCATTGAAAAATACAATATCTAATCCATCTTTTGTAATACTTAAACTCTTAATATCCTTAGAAAACAATTTCCTAAAATTTTCTTCTTGAGTAATATTCTGAAATTGTTTTATTTTATGTTTACCATTATGATAAAACAAAACCTCAATACCATCATTCTCAATACATTTGAATAAATATTTATAAAAAGTTCCATGAACTACTTCATATTGTGCAATCCTTTTAGTAACATTATATTTTTCTTTAAAACTAATATCTAATTCTTCCTTGTTTTCAACAACCACGCCACTCATAGGATATGAATAAAATGCTAATAAACAATTAACTCTTGATTTACCTATGGTTTCATCAATACGAGATAATCGTGGTTGTCCAATTGACTCCATTTTGATCTCAAGATTATTTATCTCATTAATTAATTCACTAGTTTCTCTATGAAAATCCATAATATTTGATAATCCTAAAAATGGTTTTACATAACTAACCATAGCTAATTCTGGTGCTTGTAAGAATCTCAAATTTCCAAATTGTAAATCTTTCTTTATTTCATTAATATCTATGCTTTGATATATTTTTCTTCCATCTAATGCTCTTACAGAAACATTATTTGGATTTATATTCATTTTAAATTGTTCAATAAATCCTAACCCCATACCTGATTTATCTGCTAAAATAATCTGTATTCCAAATTCATTGCACAACCAATATGCTTCATCTACAAGCTCTGCAAATGATTTTCCTATAAATGTTTTTATAACTAATATATCTTTTCTATTTCCTTGATTATTAATTGCCATCATAGTTGTAATATCTCTATTATTTCCTTTTGTAGCAGATACATCTACAATTAGATAATCACATTTACGATTATTTGACATAGTTAATACTCTGTTTTTGTTTAATAGTTCTTTAGTTATCATATATTTTCTCCTTCTCATGGTAGGACATGACCCAATATTTTAGTGGTAAGACACTACCTTATTTGCATAACTTATTATTTTTAAAACGCCTGATTGCTCAAGCGTCTTATAACTTAGGAAACATTATTTATTATTTTAATCTAATTATCATCACCACTAACCAAAATATCATCAATAATTATGTATCCCTTTTTAATCAAGAAATTCCACAACCAATTTATCCCCTTTGGTGTTACTTTAGTTGTAGATGATAATTTTGTACCACCATATCCATTGTCAAATGTACTAGTTTTTAACACAAAACATCCATTATCAATATATTTCTGTCTAGGATTGTTTTTCTCTGAACCATAAACCATTAATACTTCTTCATCTCTTAAAATATCAAACAATTTAGTACGCCCAATTGACTTACCTTTTCTAATTTTCTCATTAAATAGTTTTGCTACTTCTCCAATGTTAACTTCTGCATCACAAATAAATAACCTATCTGCCATTTCAACTTTAGGTTTTTGTTCTGCTATAATTAATTTTTGTTCTTGTATTTTATTTTCTGAAGCAATTCTTTTTATTCTCTCTTCTTTTAATTGTGTAGCTAATTGTATAATAAAATCAGGATCAGTCAAAGTCTTTTCAATTACTTCTTCAGTCATATATGCACCATGCTTATTAATTGCAGGTAGAACATCTGTAGTAACCCATTTGCGGAATGGTCTAGCATGTTTAGCTTTACTCTCTAAACACAAATCATAAAAAGCATCTTCTGTAATGTATGTATTTTCAAAATCAATATCTTTTAATATGTCAAATTCATCTCTGTCATCAAGTGACAGACCTTTAATATCAAGTGTTTCACATATATTTTCGATATTATCTTTTCTTAAATATAATTTTCTACCATCTGATTTTGTATAACCTAGTCCAAAACAAACATCACTAAGATTAAAGGTATCTTTATCATTTATTTTAGCGATTCTTAATTTACCAAATTGTTCACTATTAAATACTTGTAACATATCATTATTATTATTTTCCATTAATTAATCATCCTTCTTTCATTTTTATTTTGTCACTCATAAATTATTTACCCCTAACACACCATTCCGAATACACATTTGACGTTTCGTTAAACCCAAATTTGTACCAGATTCTTTTCGTTTTAGGATGAACGCCCGTTGCCTTCGGAGCAACCCCATTTTCCATATAGAATGAAGCTTGTTCAGGATTGTATATAAATACATATCTTTCTTCATCCTTATGTTCTTGTTTTTGTTCTGTCATTTTTATTTCACCTCATTTCACTCATAAATTTGTATTGCACTTTTACAACACAAGAAAGAGCATCAACTCACTGATGCCCTCTATCTACTGTAAAAGTATTAAATTAACTTAATAAAAATCCAAAATAAAACTTAGAATTTATTGGATTTATTATTCATAATCAATTAATCATCCAACCACTCTTTCATATCCTCTTTTGTTTCTTTAATTCCAAAATTTTTAAATATATAAAGACTATCAATGAATTTCTCAATTACACATTCCCTGCAAGCACCTTCTGGATCAAAAAGCATATCAAGAAATTCTGAAATGACATTCTGTTCTCGCTCTTCCGTACAATATTCACAAGTGCAAAATTCACGTTCGTCTTCATATTCCAAAGCATCGATTCTCCTTTGTTCTACACAGTCAGGACAATCACATTGGATAACTAAATCATTATCAATATAATCTTCCACCTCATTATCTTCATAGCAATCAGGTTTACCACATGTGCAATTATACTCATCACAATCATCATTATCGCAAGAACAACATTTACAGAGATATGATTCTTCTTCTAATTCCATTTCATCATCTGCGACTAACATTTCAACTTCCAATTGTTCATGATATATTTTTTCATCAACAATTTTCCCATTAATACTGTATGTATCGTACCATTGTTGGTTCTCAGCATCCCACATTGATTCATTGTTAAAAATACGCATTGTTTTATTCCTGCCTTTTTTATTTTATTTTTATTTATAATAATTATTTTCTTTTCCTATTATTCTTCCACAACATCAAACTGACTCAAAAAATCATCTAATTGATCTTCTAATTTTCCTGAAACCTTTATCATATTATTACCAATCTCATTATATATTTGAGATGCAGTTTCTAAATGAGATTTTATTTTGATAGATTCAACATAGTTTTGTAATCCTTCTAAAGCCTCATTATCATCCATTTCTCTAATGTCATCAATAATTTGAAGTAATTCTTGGCATTGATCACATTGGCAGAATTCAAATTCATCATTGCCTCTATTTTTATTAATATCAATAACTTTACAACTATTTTCAGGACTTCCATTCATTTTAGGGAGTGGAGGTAGAACAAATAGAGATTCATCTTGTTCCATTGAATCATATACTTCTTTTGTGACAAATTTATTGTTTATTTGGTATGAAGTTTCATTTGTTGTTTCATTGATAATCTCTTTGAACTTTATTTTTTCAAATGACATATAATTATCCTCATAAATCTTTCTTATTTTAATTTAATATCATTGATATATTTCTTTCCATACCCTTTGCGAACTACAAACATTGTAGAACCTGCATCAGAACTCTTCTTAAGAAGCAAACTTCCATATAAAACCATGAGTATAAGGTCTTTCTCCTTTACATACTCTTGAAATCATTTTATATCCGATACCAGTTATACGCTCTGCTTCTCTTGCCGATTCAAATGTTGCTATATAATTATTTTCCAAGTCATATTGAATTATTTGTTTAAAAGATCTTCCAGATGCCTTCTTATATTTTGGAAATACTATATTCTCAGTAAATGTTTTCCAAGTTTTATAATTATAAATGTCCCATATAGTAGAAATATTAACATTGTATTTACGAGCTATATCTACCATAAACATTTTATTTAGCAACAGATTTATGATCTCTGGTATTTCAACTTCTGTTAATATACTATTATTACAATCCTCTCCACCTTTTTGTCTGTGGATAAAATCCATATCTTTTACAACATTTGTATAATTTTGTTTAAAATAAATTTGATATATTGTTCTATAATGTACTCCTGTAAATTCTGATACTTTAGGTATGGGTAATTTTGTATTGCATAAATAATATATTACTTCATCAAATTCTTCTTTTGATATTAAGAATTTTCCATTTACGATATCTTCATATACAGTAGGTAAAGGAGTTGAACTTATTGAACTTTCACTTACGTTGTATCCATAATTAAAATCATAAGATTTAAAAAAATCTAAATAATACTGTTCTAACTTTCTTAATTCTTTTGTTTCTCCAACAAATACCTCTATAACTTCAAACTTAAAATTTACTTCACCATATTTATCCCATGCTCTTTGCATTTTATAACTATGGTGTCTGCTCTTCCTTAACGCTGTTTTATGTTCATCCCATCTTTTATGAATATTTACACTACTTCCAATATATAATTTACCATTATTAATATTCTGTATTTTATATATACCACAAATCTTTTCCTTTTTCACATTCCCATCTCCTTTATTTTTACAAACAAAAAAGATGGTAGAAAAACACTCTACCATCAACTCCATACAGAAAAACAGTCTGAAGGAGTAATTTATTAACTTAAAACTACATTATATAAACACTCTAAACCTAAATTATTATATATTGCCACTGTTTGACACGCAGTTCCAGTCTTTCTAATATTTTTGGCATATTCATCTGTTCCGCAAATACTACCAGACATAATTATATTAATTCCATTTACGACATCAGCTTGAAAATGATGTTTATGACCAATAAATATATCTGTCATAATAGTCCCTAGTGTTAATGATAGAGAAGATACAATATTAGTTAAACTATCATTATCACCATGCGAAAATACTATTTCTTGATTATTTGTATGTATCATTCCAATGCCTTCATCAATAGTATTATCATGGATTATAATATTGCCAACTTCAGATAATCTACTTTTAACATACCAAGGAATAATCTTTTCAAAGTTATTAGTATACACATTATCTGGTTTTGAAGGATTTACCCTTCCGTGGTTGCCGATTACACTATAGAAATGGACATCATTAAATTCTAAACTTAAAGCATATAATCCATCTGCGATATGTTCTGAAACTTCTTGAGTTTGCTTAATTACATCTATGCTATTTTGATTAGCTAAATTTTGGTGTATCTCACCACTTACATAATCTCCAAGTCCTAAAACATATAATTTTCCAATATTATGTTGTTTCCCAATATCTATAATTCGAGATATGTAATTATTAAATCTCTCTTTAAAAATAACTGTATCATACTTATTAAAACTATTATCAATTTTATAACCATAGTGAAAATCTGAGAAGCAAGCAACAATTGTTTTATTATTACAACCTACTTTGTGAGGGATATATTTATAAGTTGTAAGATTACAATTTTGCATGGCATCTTTAAATTCATCTATAAGATTTTCATATCTTGCAGTTTTTCTTATTGTATCATTTAATTTATTTCTTAAATCTTGAAGTTTTACTCTTTCCTTCTTTAACCCTATTTCTTTTAAATCAAGGTCAGATAATTTCTTGTCAACTACATCATCTTTAATAATATCCCTAACAACTTCTAACTTCTTTAATGTACCATCTCTGTCCTGTCTCTTCTTGATAAACTGACGATAATGTTCTCCAGATTTAAACTGAAATCCCTGATACTCATTTAAATCATTCCAAGAAGGATTTTTACTATTAAGTATTTTCTTATATTTATCTCTATTGTTTTTAAAATCTACACCAATAATATAAAGTTCATCTTTTGATTTTGACAATATTTATTAATACCACCCTTTATTTTGTATTAATACCCTATAACCCTTACCACTTAAGCATTTTCCGAAAACGCGTTGGGAATTGTACACAAGAGGTTATTATATAGAACTCCCGTTGGGTTCTTCGTAACCTCGTTACCATAGGTCTTAATACTTTACTATTAGATTACTATTATAAGAATATAAGAGATAAGTATTAAACATTAACCATAATATTAGTAGTACAATAATCTCTATACTTTGTTACTTCTCTATAATCCCAATCAGTTAACATTACTTTTAATTCTTTATTAGTAAACATATAGCACATACATGAATTAAAACATTCTATACAATTTTTATCACATATTTTAAATAGTTTACCATCTTCTATTTCTACATTTGAACACAATAGGTTTACTACATATCTATTTGTCTCAGAAACAGGTTTATTTAATTTACTATTAAACGTAGGAGTTTCTCCTCTTGTTACAGTAATTAATTTTGATTCTTCTAATTGCTTAATTATTTTTACTAATGTTGTTCTAGATTTAATTCCTGTAACTTTCATCATCTGAGCATAAGACATATAAAATACTCCAGACTTGATAGCATATCTCTTACTATGAATAAGTAAAGAATATAATACTAGTCTATCATTTTTACCTTTAATTTTAATAATTTCCATTATTTCTTCCATACTAACATCAATATCTACATTCTTTAATACAAAACTACAGTTATGACTATAAATATACTCTATCATTTCATCAATATCTAAAAGTATTGCATCCCATTTAGTTGTATAAGTTGTCTTATCTTGCTGTTCCATCCATTGTATGATAAAATCTCTATTATCATCTTTAGATACTCCTAAATGCTTATAATACTTAATAATATTAAACATAGCATTATGCCTTGAACCAGTAATTGTTAATCCATTAGTAATTATATTTTCTATTTGTTCAATAGTAAATTTTTCATCAACATTATTTTTGTATTCAGGAAGTGGTTTATGTTTATCTGTAATTGCTTCAATTTTATCTTGTTGTTCGGGAGTTATTAAAATATCTGCTTCTTTTTCTAAGATGTCTAGTAATATTTGTTTTGGCATGGGCTCAATAGATAAAACATAATTATAATCCTTGATAGGAGCTAGACCTTTATCATAATCACAAAACCAACATATATTTTTAGTTTCAAGATGTATTCCTAAAGGTAATTTCATACCTAATGTTTTACCATTTGATGTCTTATCTGGTCTAATTTCTATTTTTCCATAACTAACTTTTCGTAAATCAGTATTATCTAAAATAATTTGATATATCTTATAGACATCACTGACATATATTGGTTCATCAAAGAAAACATCTATATGATAACCTTTATTGCCACTAATACTAATGTGAATGTATTTCCCTGCTATACCTATGTTTTGTAACGCATCGACAATTTTATCTACTGCCCATTTACATAAGAATGGATCTTTAATATCTACATCAAAACACATAAAGGAAGTAATAATACTTCCTGAAAATATACCTATAGTCGTTTGTTGCGTTAGATGCTTTAATATCATTGAATCATTCAATGTAAACTTATTTTCTTTATATGTAACTTCGTCTTTTTCTTTATTGTAATATTGTTCAATAAATCTTTTTCTATATGTAACATAAAGCTTGCCTATTGTTTGTGCTATTTCTATACCATTCTCAACATAAACTTTACGATTTTTTACTTTGTTATTAGGTTTTATTTCCTCTTCCACGCATTAATTCACTAGTCCTTTCGTTTTGAAATCAGGTATACAATTTCTATCTAATTATCGGAGTCTTGGTATTGCACCATTCTTTGAATGCAGTCATTAATTGATCACTTTTAGCGAATTTAACATAAGTATCTTTTTTAGATCCTACGCCTACATTTAAGGGTAAAATCCCTTTACTAAAGTAAAAATCTGCTTGACGTAAATTATAAATAAATACTGCCTCATTATTATTAATCATTCGATTACCTCTTTTCGGTTTTACTTTTTATCAGAAAATTACCATTATCTATGTTCTGTACAAAAGCGTTTTAATATTTTCATAGCATCCAAAATACTTACTAATATCAGAATTATAAAAGTCCTTCAACATTTCATCCACTAATTCAGCATCTTCATAGATAAATACTTTCTTATTTCCTTCTCTAATAAATCTAGAGAAATTAATATTTTTATAATTCAAATAGGCAATCTGCTTGCTGTCGGTAAGAGATACTTGTGCCATTTTTTATTATCCTCCTCAAAGTTAATTATTATTTATATTTACCACTGTACCAAAACCATTAAAAACTTCACTAAACTTCTCATAATCATTTCCCCAATAAACCATACAACATGCCATAGGACAACCTTTATTTTCCTCATTACCATCTATTCTAAATTTAAGTCTAGTATCATTTAAAAAACAAATGGCTATTGCTTTACCAAATATGTATTCTTTCCAATGACTTGTATTTGTTGCTACTGGAATCAATGCTAATATATTATTATTATATTTAGATTGTGTGTCATAAATTTTATGTATCCAATTCTTTATTGTAGTATGTCTTTCTGCATCTCTTCCATATGGAGGATTAACATAGATATTATGATAATTCCAATTTTGTTTTAAACCATCTGTAGGCAATGCCCATTTAACTTTTGCATCAATTATTGAATCCTCATTGGAACAAGGATCTAAATCAATATTATAATTAAAAAATGTATTAATTGCTTCAACATATTTTTGCGGAGTACACCACGATTGACTTAATGTGTTTACTTGTCTTCCTGCTGTCATTATATTATTCCTCCTCATAGTTATTTATAAAATATTATTTTTATAAAATTAAATCTCAATCCAATGCCCACAATCAGCACACCATAATATTGTCTTACCGCAATAAAACTTTAACCAGAACCTATTTTTGAAGCATACAGGGCAAATTGTATCTTCGTTGATTGAATCATAAATATTAGTTTCTTTCATTTTATTTTTTAATCCTCCTTATATAGAGAATATAATAAATATTAAATTGTGTAGTGTAGGATTCTAAAAAATAGCACGCTATCGAACAGTTTGGAAACCAATCTCTTCAATTGAGTTGTAAACAAAACTTATCCTACCAAAGTTTTTCTAACAATTCTCTCGTACTCATCTGAGCAAATTATTATGGCAAATGTAAAAAATACACTTACAATCCTCATGCCTTTCAGCAAGGGTTATTATATTCATCCATTTAAGGACTAATGATATTCCTGATTTAAAATCCTAGGAAATACAGTTTTTCTTGGATTATAGTTGCCGTTTTCATCTGAGATAATCACGGCAAAACTCATTTAGTTTGTTATTGGAGAAGTCACTCGTACTTCCCACTCTTTGAATTATTATATCTAACCAGTAAAGCAAGCAAAATAAGACTATTTCTTAATTATCCATTTATTATTAAAATCAGTATCCTCTTATTTCTAAGAGATATAATATTTAAAATACTATATTGTTTTATATTTCTTCTATAAGGATTTAAAATCCTAAAATTTATCAAAAAGTGATTAGCGATTGATTGTCGTACTAATGAATATTGAAATTAGAGACATATCGAATTTGTGAATGATGATTTTATGTTTAGTGAAATGATTAGCGATTCTTCTTGCTTGTGATAGCAAACCTAAATTTTGCTTTATTTTTATTTTATGTATTTAATATACATAACCTGCATTATTTTTACCATGTTTGAATATGGTAACTTGAATTTACATCTAATTTCAGATGTATAGATGTCTATAAAATAGTCTATATTTTACTTTGCTTCTGGCTAGTTGTTTTAATAAGGAGAAATGTGGTTAGGCATATCTCCTTATTAATTGTCTTAGTTAGATTCTATAAAGTATCTAAATACTTACTTACAATATCAGCAATACTATCATGAATACTATAAGGAAATTCATATTCAACAATCTCTTCCATCATAGCTTTTTCGATGGATATACTGAGCTTATCTGTAATATTCAATAAATCCTTATAGTTTTTACTTATAATATCTTTATCAAAATCTACAGTTTTTACAACATTAATATCATAGCGATATGGAGTTTCTTCAAGATTTAAATTAAATCTAAAAGCTTGACCTTGACGCTTAATTTCTTCAGACTTTATTTTAATTAGATTGTCTAATACATTAGCTAAATTTCTAGATTGTTTTGCATTAGAAATAGCAGAATCTAAGCTAAATTTGTTAATATCACTTTCTATTACTAGAATACGTTTGGCGTTTTCCACAGCAATTTCTAATTTAGCTTTTTGCGATATTAACGTCTTTACAAGATGTATAATGTCAACCGTAGAAGCATCTTTGTATTCCCTAATAGTAGTCATATCAAGCTCTTCGTCTTTGGCCTCTGGGTTAGACTTCTCTTTAAAATGCATTTCCTTAACTGAGATAGAATTATTTTTATTAGAAAGATAAGATGTAAGAGAAGATATTGTTTTATCAATATATGTAAGAATTCTAAAGCTTTCTTTTAGTGAAATTGCGTTTTGTGTATTTATCATTATTTTTTTATTCTCCTTTATTATAAAATTTCCAAACTAACTTTTCACCCTTATCTGGATGTTTCCCTGCCGATGTTGCTTTGTTATTACAACATAAAGATATACTAGTTTCGTTAATATTACATTTTTTAGATGCTTCTGTAATAGATATAAAAATTTCTCCAGTTGTTACACATATAACTGACTTACTCAATCTAATATTATGTTTTTCTTTTTCTTCATTGGGATTATAATTACACCATTTTAATTTTGCTCCTTGTTTCAGATATTTCGTAGTCGCACTTTACCTATCTTTAATATTTCTGCTATTTGTAATACATTTTTAGTTCCATCTTGCCATAAACTACTAACAATTTTAACCAAACTTTTATAACCTGATTCATGACATTTTAACCAATCAATATTACTTTCTTTAAAATTTAATAATTTAGGTAAATTACTTCGCATTATACTATTTTTAATCCATTCCAAATCCGAGTATCTACAGTCAATTACTATATAATTTTTAATTTTATTTAATTTCGCCAACCATTCTTTGTCAAAATCATTATTTTGTGTTTCTTGTAATGTAAATTTCCAATTTCCTGTAACTTCTTCATAATGTTGCATTCCGTGAAGTTCAATAATGCAATCAATTTTCCTTATGTAATTGTCATATTTATATTTACTACACCAACTAAATATTTTATTATTTAATTGTGTTTTAAAATTTACACATATTTGTTCAAATAATGAAAATATAAATTTTTCAGGATAACTAATACCATCTGAACAACGAGGACAAGCAAAACCTTGACTTATTAAATTATGAATATTCATCATTTTTTCATGCTTACAATTAGGACATTTCATTAAAACACTCTTATTTGAATGAGCAGAATATTTTAAAGTATCTTCTTTATTAACAAAAAACTTGGTATACTCTGGATGGGTTACTGAAATAGTATTACATTGATTGCAACTCTCTTTGCGTGCATCTCTAGTTGTAAAATGAATAATACTTTTTTGTTCAGATTTATGTTCTGAATTATCTAAACACTTGAACCAATACCCTTTTTTATTAAAACCAGCAGAACCATATGTTATATCTTTAGGACTTATTATCTTACCATTCTTATCGATGTTTAAATCATAGTCCCAACGAGATAATATATAATCCGCTAATTCTTTTGATAAATTTAAGTAACACCATTCATAAAAACTTATCCATTTTTTATATCCATTTGCTGCACAATTCTTACAATAATATTTACCATCTTCTTTAACATATCTCTTATAATCCTCCCATGGAATATCTTTTAATATAGTTTCGCAACCATCACATCGAACATCTACTATACCTCGTGCGGTATCTGTCAGGTCTTCAATTTTTACCTCAAAATAATCTCCATGTTTTGTAAAATTATATCCTTTATTCTCATATGTATTTTTATTTCTATGTCCCCATTTAATCATTACAGTTTTATTTTCTAACATACTACCCTCGCTTTCTTATTATTTACTCGCCCATAAAATAATATAGAACTAGTAGAAACGAGATGCGAGTTATCTCTAATGATGATTCATGAGGTCATCACCTTCTACTAGTTAAAATTGTTGTTATTATATTGATAGCACAAAAAACATATTATATTTTAATAGGTTGTTTCTATTATCAATTGTTGAATTGTTGGATTAGCGTTTTGCGAATTAGACATTAATATTTTCCTTCTTTCGAATTTAATTTCTTTTTTGTTAAAGTCATCACGACTCAATTCAATTTGTTGTGGTTGGACTTACGTTTTTCAACTGCCCTATCCACCTATATCGTAATAGGACAGGAGAGAAGGGAGAATAATTATTATTATAACCTTACTACTCTCCCAAGGTGCTACTAGGCACATCAATATGTCAATTAATCATGACATATTTCAAGCAATTTAACCAACTCCTAAAGATATCACTTTTACTCTGTAATTGTTATAATAAAGAAATTACTATTATTCTCCGTCTGAATCTTCAATATCATCCTCTTCAATTACATCTTCAACTTCTTCTTCTGTAAAAGAAAATTTAACATATTTTCCTGAGAAATTTTTAAGTAACTCAATCAAATTTTTAACGCCTTCGTCTGGAATCGCTATTACTGCAATTTGTCCATCAATTGTTAATTCACCTTCAGATGCTAATTTATGTGTAATTTTCTTTGTTTCGGTAAGTTTGGATTTTGCCATTGTTTTATTATTCCACCTTTTAATTTTATTTTATTTAATGTTGAGACTAAATACCTTATGAGTATCTAGTCTCTAGGATATTAATGGTGCATATGGTTTGTGCCATACGACCTCTCTTATGCTTTAGCCATTTCTTTTAGTTTCTTCCCAACTTTAAAACGAACTGCTTTAGTAGCTGGAATTACAATTTTCTCTTGAGTCTTAGGATTAACGCCGTTTTTCGAGGCACGATCTACAACTTCCATTGAGAAATGTCCAACAAATTTCAAAGATTCTTTATTTTCAACGCAATATTCAAATACTTTCAATACTGCCTCTACATATTTCTCAGACTCTACTTTTGTTCCCTCTACGATTTGTGATACCATTGCGATTGCTTCTTGCTTATTCAAAATTATTATCCCCTTTTTATTTTTAATAGTATCTGCACATCTTTGATGCCAGACCTGCGTTTTTATTGTTGTTTGTTTATTATTAATTAATATTTTAACTAATATCTAATTTTTACTAACCGAAATCCATTATTATAAATCTTCCCTCCTTGAATTAATATTTACAGAGGGATAGAGGTGTGTTATCACAACATGACATACCCCAAAAAGTAACTAATCTAACAAACTTGCCATTTGAGCAATTTCACTACGCTCACATTTATCAAGATAAACATATCCGAACATTGGATGCCCTTTAAATCTGTTTATCATTAATTCTAAACCATTGTTTCTTTTGAATATTTTATCATCTATTTGCTTAACGTCTCCATTAAAAAACACAATGCTTCCTTCAGATACTCTGCTTACAATTAATTTAACTAGAGAATCTGACATATTTTGTGCTTCTGTACAATAGATAATACTATTTCTTAAGTCTCTACCTCTTAAAAATCCTGGATGGATTAATTCTACTTTGCCATTATTAAGCAACATTTCAAAACTAATCTTATCTCCCATAAAGTCACTAATTATATCAGCATATACGGATAATTTTTCAGTCATAGTTCCTGGAAGAAATCCCAATGGTTTGGTTCCATCAACCTCTATATTATTTCGTATCCATATAATTTTGTCATAAATACCCTTGTCAATCATGGTTAAAAAATTTGCTAATGCTAAAAAATCTTTACCTACTCCGTAAGAACCTTGTGCTATTTTCACTTTAGATTCTTTATCCTGAAGCATATCCATATACAATTCTTGTTGTAAATTTCTTGGTTTTACTTTTCCTACATATCTACTTTCTGTATTTTTGTAAGACAATGATTTAAAACCTTTTTCTGTCCATTTTAATTTATCAACAATATCACCATTACCATCTTTAATTAGAAGATATTCATTTAATAATATATTCCAATTATTAGTTTTGCACTCATAAAATGTTGCTAATTCATATTCCGATAATGTAATTTCTTTGTAACCAAGATATGAATTGTCAAATGTATTATCCAAGTTCCCAAACTTCTCACAAACTATACCAATAGATTCACAAGTAAATCTAAACAGAATATCGTTGCTCAATGCTAAAATTTCATTATCTTTAGCACATAATTCTCTTATATTTGATATTATCCGATTATCAACTATGTCCTTATCAAAACAGTCAGGCATATCATATTTATTTTCACTAACGAAATAAACTACTTTATCCTTATTAGCCTCGATATCTCTACATGCTCTTCTACTTAGATATTTTTTCTCCTCATTTATACTGTGTTTATTTCTCTCCAGTTCACGGAGTACGAACCCTACAATATAAACTTTATCAAATTGTTCGAATATTTCTTTAGAATATTGCATCAGGCAATTGGTGTCACTAGAACACTTTTTCTGCAATATTGATTACCACCATTCATTATTTATTTTACTATTTAGTATCATGAGACACTTACACTATTACTACTATTGTCACTAAACAAATACTTTTGGTTATCTTTAACTTTATCAAAATCAAATATTTCTTTAGATTTTAAATTTCCTAGTTTATAAAGCAATGTTGGTGGGGCATATCTTTGTTTTCCTCTGCCACTTCCGAATTTTCCTGTGACAACTAATTTTTTATCACCTGAATATTCTTTATATCCACCATTCTTTATTTGAGTTA